GGGTATTTGTGGGTGACAAGCCCAATAGGATATATTGAAAGCCTTCACAAGATTAATTGACACACGCCATACACTGTACAAGACCTAAACACCACGCATAAAAAAGCCCCTATAAAGGGGCGTATTAATCTTATACAGTGCATAGGCTATTTAATAGGCATTCGAACTTGCTTTACTTTATTGGAATTGTCCGCTAGATACCACACTGTGCAGCCGTTGGTATAATCAAGTGCGACTTTAAAAATTGATATATCAATGGTGTTGTCAATTTTAGCTCTGACTTTAACACGGCTTATAAAGTTATCAGTCAGTCTCATATCAAATAACCTCCTAGTATTATATTAATCGGCTAACATAATCGTGAATTTGACATCATCAATTACGAAAACAATAGTGGCAATGGCTCCTACAACAGCCGCTACAATCGCACCTACTAAAGCGTAGCCTAGCATGTTACCGAACAATGAACCGACCAACACTAGCATGAACGTAACGACCAGCATGATGGCAAATGAATTTAACGCGCTGCCCACGACCTCAAGGAAGTCTACTTTACGCTCAGATTGCGCTTTGATTATCTTAAGACATGCTCCAAATGTCGCTTGGTAATTATCGCCATCGCGTACTGTTGCACGTGTCATCTCATGGGCTTTTTTGAAGAGTTGTGAGTTGGTCATGGCTGCATTCCCTTTAATGCGTTGGTTTATGCATTCATAATAGCATACCTACGCACCGCGTCAACACTTCGCACCAATTTTTTCTTCCATAATCTTTTGATCCTGCCTTGCTCATGCTGCTCAGCGTCTAAAAAATAACCTTGCAAGCGCTCATCATCCCTTGGGTAAAACATCCGGTCTAGTCTAGCTGTGTATAGTATGTTGTTAGTACCTACCACGTTATATTGATAAGGTTTTTTATAAAATGCATTCCCTACCATGTCTCCATACTCTGTTAATACCTCCAACGTCAGGCTATCAATGTATAAGTAGCAGTGTGAAGGAGGTTTGGATAGCCAATATATTAGCTCTTGTTGTCGTTCATAGTGCTGTTCAGGTGTTGATGGTACTGTGAAAGTTTCCATACTCAGATATACCCGTTATGCGTATGGCCTTTAACAATTAAGACTTTAGGATTAGATTCTAACTTGCTTTGCAGGTCAATGAACAGACCACGATTCACACGTTTTTTAAGTTTGAATCGTTTAGGCTTATATCCGGTGCTTGATAGGTACTGTATAGAGACCATACCAACGTCATTGGCATTTAATGGGTTCATAATAGAATCGCCCTTATTTTTCAAAAGTTGCTTTATTATTGTCGGTAAGGCCATTGGCAATCATAATCTCAAAAGACTTCTCGCATATTAAATTATTCGCTAGAACCCGATATTCATAAAAGCCGTTTTGATAATTACCACTTTGGAAGTAGTAGGCATCTTCTATTGGTTCATAGCAAACAAACTTCACGCCATGGCGCTTGGCAAGTTTTAAACAATCCGCCTTTGATACATAACACCTCAAAACATCTTGTTTAGTGTTTTGTAAGCCTACATAATCCTGCCCTTTGTTATAAGAAACTAACAATCCCGTAGAATCGTCTAATACCTTATAAGCACTATTTGACCAGTGGACTGTTAAACCGTTTTCTAGCGCTTGCTTAACCTGGTTTATTGATTGCATGGTGTAAACGCCTTTATAAGTTAATTAATAACGTTTTATGCCATCCTTGGCAATTCTCCTTTAAAGCCTATTCTTTCATACTGTCAATTTGTGCTACTACTTCACCTGCAAACAACTCAACAGCAATGCTCAAAAAGTGTACTGCAATGCCTGACCAGCTTTCATTGTCCGGTAACGTTGGTATTTCACCTAAAGTGCTTTCGATGTATTCTAAAACATCGTCACCATGCACTGCCATTGTTTCATTAGCAATGAAATACGTAACAGCGGGCATGTATGCACCACTTGCGCATCCTCCTTCACTAATAGCGTATACGTCACACACTAACAAATCGCTTTCAATCCACTCGGGAAGTTCAATGCCTAGTTTTGACACTTCTATATCGTCAATAGCTTCTACTAAGTATTCCTTAATATCGCTTTCAAGCGCTTGCACAGTATCCCCATACGCATCATAAAAACCATCCAACATCGCATCCCAAGCGCTGTCACTGTCTTCACGGTCGTTTAGTTCCTTCGCATAAAACTCAAAAGGGGAATAGCTAGTATAATGCGCCCATACTTCTGTTGCATCGTCGTTAAGCGTTTCTAGCGTTTTCTGTACAGCGTCGGAAATATTGCCAGTCTCTAACAGCGCTTCTAAAGCTGTTTCTTTGAAGTCTATTAATTCCATACCTTCAGCAATTGACGCGCCAAAAGTGTTTAGTTCGCTGGTAGTGGCATTTGTGAAATTTAGCATTTGTTTAGTCTCTTGGTTAAGTGTGAGTGTTTCTTACAACGTTACTTTAAAGGTTATTACCAGTTTTTGCAAGCACTGTTTCCACGTCAACATCTATCACTTGCTGTACAATAGCGGTATAATCCACAAGGTATAAGTCACGTTTACCAACTTTCCAAAGTTCTACATCACTGGAATTAGCAGGAAGGCCGTCAACATTCTCCATAACTTGCCAGTCAATGCGGCTTGGCTCATCTTCGCATGGGTTTACCATATAGTCTGAACTACCTACAAATTCGTTGACTTTATCAATAAGCGACTGTATAGAATCAGCTTTAAAGATAATGTCCACTTGCTTATTCGTACCGCTTGTGATGTCGCATCCGTGCTCATAATCATCCTTTTCTACGTTTGCAAATAAGCCGTTGATAACAAATTGTGCGTTTTTCATAACACCGCCTATCGAATAGTGTGTGAGTGTTTCTTACACTGCGTACTTTATCAATCTTACCAAGTACTGTCAACGCCTATTGTAAAACAATTTCTTCTTTGTAATAAATCCCAGCGCTGTCTAGTTGCTTGCGTAAGATGTCGGCAGATTCTTGGTTATAGCGTTTTAGAGCGTATGTCAGCATACCTGATTTTACGACGAATTGATACATTTTATTTTATACCTCTCAATGCTGCCTTTGGGATGCACACCAGGACTCTTTTTAATTCAGGTGCGTATTGTGGTGACGCTGTTTTAAATTCTGCATCTGGTATGCTTTCAACTATTTTTGCACGCTGTTCAGAAGTTACCGAGTCGCATTTATAAAAATCGTATAGCTTGCGTTTTGTTTTTGAGCATTTCAGCACGCCATATTCGTGATAACTGATGCCCAAGTTATATAGAAAACTACCTACCATTGTATTAGTAACCTTAGCTTTCATAAGTCACCTATTAAGTCGTTGGTTTAATACTGCAAAGCGCCCTATGCGCCGTTGCTATGTAAGACATTTTAGACGTCTGTTCTATACAATGCAAAGAATATCACGACCGTTTGCAATCCGCTTTGCGTATTCTAGCGCTTCGTGCTCTCTATTACAACGATACTCGATAGCGGGGCCGGAAGAAAATAAGATAGTAAAAATATACATTGTTAGCGCTCCTGAATTCCGTTGGGTACAAGGCGAAATATAGACACACCTCGCCACCGCGTCAACAATCTTTTTCAAATTAATTCACAAATCCCTTCCATCCATTTTTGCATAAATAGCAACGCGCACGCGCTTAGCATACCTGCAAAGCACTTGGCGATAATACCAAGGTATGAATCCGGATTGCATCCTGGGCAAAGCCCGACCTTTTTCAACAAATCCCAACACAAATCGACAGCAACCAACACTTTAAAGCGCTTTACATGCCTACCGTTGAAGCTGCGCACCCTTTCCCAAATTTTTCAGCAACTTTCAAATCTAAATCGTCGAAGCTGCCTATCGAAACCCTTGCTGCAAACTTCTCACCGTTGAAATTGATATATCTTTTCCTAAATTTAACTTTACACCCACGCATAAAATACCCGCAAGCAATTAAGCAAGCGGGCTTTGAAAGGCATTACTTATAGAATGTCTTGTTTAGGCCGTTGTGTGAATTCCTTACCAATAGCGTGTTCAGAACTTTCTAAATCACAACCACTACTCACAATAGCCTCATCATCTTCATCAATATACAAGTTATGATAATCCCTTGCTGTAGTTACGTTATAAACCTTCGCACCAAACTCCTTAGCAAGAATCTCAGCGGCCTTTTCAATTTCTTCTTCAGTCCATTCAGAAACATCCCAATAAGAATACCGATCAAAGTTCTTCGTGGGTGTTGTTGTGGGTTTCGATGAAGCGGTCTGGGTAGATTCTACTTTAAAACCTTTATCCTGTACAGACTTTTGCAATTCTTCAACAGCATCTTCGTAAGCTTTGCGGTTGTTTACGACTTCTTGTTGAAGCATTTGCACCGCATTTTCACTATTGCAAAGGATTTCGTAAGCGTGTGAGATATTGTCAATAAGGTCTTTTGTAGTGTTATTCTTTTGCATATCAGGTTCCTTAGCTGAATTATTACACAGGATTAAGTCTGAGTCTTTAGACTTATATGAATTGTATCCGCCATTAGACCATTGCACAAATACCCAAGAGTTCCCCTTCTCAACAACTTCGCCAACGACATTTAAAGGGTTGTCAAGGATATTGAGAGACCACTTGCTTCTACTCGAAAGCATCACCTTGTCACCGACTTTCAAATCTTGATTTTTCATTTTAGGTTCTCCTATCAATCAGTTACCTCTTTATAGAAAGAATGCCCACCAATCCTAACAACCTTTTCAATCTTATTTAAATCCCAAGCTGGTGTTTCTCCTGAATGAAAGTACAAAGCATTCTTCATAGGTCTTTGGAAGTCATGTACAGGCATTTCTAACACATCCTGAGCAGCTTGTTGAGCAACTTCCCAGGCTTCTTGTGCAATAACACTATCACTTATATCTTGCAAATGCAATCCATTCGTTACGAAAGCAAACTGACGATCTTGCAACATTACTTCGCAGAAGCTATCTGGAAAGTCCTCAGATAATACACGGTTCCTTGCGACAATTACTGGTGCAACTTTTGCAGCGTATGTTTCTTCACCACGCGCTTCATAAAATGAAATCTGCGAAGCACATTGCAATTCTTGTGCAAGGAGTGACGCTGTTAAGATTGCTGCTAAGGTCATTTGTTATTTTCCTTTGTTATCTTGTGCAAGAACCTGTATCTTATACTCTAAAGCCTGTGCAGCCATTTGTTGAAGCTGCTCTTTTGAATACTTATTGCTCACCAGTCTTCTCCTCTATACCAAACCAATACCCATTCTTCTCAGCATCACATGTGTAATACATCTTGAAAGGATTGTAACCCTTATCAATCTTCCCTTGCAAGGACACCATTAAGATTTTATCAGAAATCTTTTCAACAATCAGGTCGAGGTTTTCCATAACACCTTCATAGCCTGCTAGTTTGCCGTCTTTATAGATACGTGACCAGGGGCATGAGTAGCTTTTGTACCATGTTTCGAGGTCTTGTTCAATCGCTTGGTAAAGCTGTTTGTTTACGATGTATGTCATTTTACTCTCCAATACTATCATAGCACATCTGAGCAGCTAATTCTAAAATATCTTTAGTATGGTCTTTTAGGAATTTTTCTTCGGCCTGCAATACAAAATTAATTCTGTTAGTGTTCCTGTCTGATGAATCACAAACGTTATTCCATTTTAAGTACGAGTTTGTATATCCCGTCGATGCTCTAATACATTCTGCATCTTGTAAACGAAGTTTCTTTTCACGTTCATACTCTTCTTTTAAAGTTCTCATACAAACACCTCCGAAGGACAATTCAAAACACCTTCCTCATCATCAGGTAATTCTGCATCAGCACCAACCCTATAATAGTAATGTGAAATACCTTTGTCAACCTCATAATAAGCATTCATAAAGGCAATGCCAGTGGACTTCTTAGTGGTATCCCAAGCGACCAATCCTTTATACCTTGACACTTTCTTCATTAGCAATAGTTCTAAAGCATCACCGAACGATAATGAGTTATTTGTCAACATGCGCTCTTGAGCAAGCTCTTTATCAGTAACGGTGACTTTGAAGCGTTGTAACGCGTTCTCTTGGGTAATACATTCTTCGACAATTAGTTCAAGATTCTCTGGCTCAAGGTATTTATCAGTGCGTTTACGATCATTTGCTGAAGCATGTTGTGGGATTTGGATTGTCATAATTGATAAGTTCCTTAAATAGAAGTCTTGGGAAGGATATGAGGCACTACAAAGATGTTATCCGATTCATCGTTCTTTGTAATAAGCGTATTAAAATGCCCAATGTCTGTCACAGGCCATGTTTCAGGGTTGCTTCGGACATAATTTAACAAGTCTGGAAGATATACAACGTGTTCCCCACCAGAAGGTATCAACTCAACAGCATTGTCAGGAATCTCTGCTTCACATCCACTATAATACTTACCAGATTCTTTAAAACATGTAATTTCAATAATCATAACTAACGCCCTTCAAAAGTTTCAATATCAATGTCCATCTTTAGTACCTCCTCGATAATTAATACCTTTCCGTAATCAAGATGCAGACTTTCTCGCCATTCTGTTCAAACTGCAACTGTTGTTTAGACTTTTTTGAAGCTTCTACAGGCCAAGTATTTCGACAAACAACGCTGTTGAACATGACTTGTGCATTGTCATCAACATAAAGCGTTGACATGTTATGGAACCATATGATTTTATAATTTTGCCCACCTGCTTGGAAGTGGATTGTTCTATTGAGGTTATAGTCAGTATCAAGCTCACCTACAATCTCTTTATTAAGAACGTTTGCGCCAGACTGTACAATTACTTTTAAAAGGTCTTCAAGTTTCATTTAAGTTCTCCTTAGTAATTAATCTTCAAAATCTTCAGGTTCGAATAAAGAAGGATGTTTATGAAGAATAGCTGCGTAATCCATTTCAACCAATTCTAAATCACCAATCATTGACCCTGCTAATCTTACAGCAAGATTGCCTGTTTGTGAATCACTAAACACCATTTCAAAAGGGTGGTCTTCAGGATCAGGCATTTGAGATATTGCTTCTTGAATATCTCTGAAGGTTTCTTGATAAGCCTTGTTGATTTCCTGTGTGTTCACAATGTATTCAACAATCTCTCCGTTAGGTGCGTAGACAGCAAGGTATGAGTGTGTATCGTCAAACTTCTGCATGTTTGCCTCCAGATATCGCTTCTAAGGTGAGTTTTCTTATGCTCACGCTATATAAATCAGATTAGAAAGCCCTTACCCAAACCGCTTTAGTAAGGGCTTGTTTATATGGTTTTAGAGGTAGTCGTCTAGGCTATCTAGTGCCTTGTGGATATGTTCGATACCCAATTCGTTAGATACTTTGTACTTTGGGGAATCCCCTGTATCGTTAGTGATTTCAAAAACTTTCTCTAGTTCATTGAACCAAATACTGAAACCTAATTCGTCAAACTCCCATTTCCAACGCTCTAAAATACCCTTAACAAGTTCTTCTTCAGCCTTCTTTGCTGCATATTCAGCATCTTCAATTTCCTGCTTACGCTTATTCTGGCGAAGCTTCAAACCTTCTTCAATAATCTTCAAATACGAATCACCACCTGATAAGCCTTCGTAGAAACCTGCCAAGACTTCTGAAGCACCTGCATATTCTGTCACAAGATCGCATGTTTTGTGCCAGTGTTCAATACGCGGGTCTTGTTGAGATGGTTTAGGAGGAATGCACAGTGCCCTCATACGATCATATTCAATTTCTTCGAAAGTTACTTTGATATTGTAATTAGGACTTCCATCTACAAACACTTTGCCTTTACCATCAGTTTTCAAGATTCGACAGAATTTATATTCGCCTCTCACAATCAAATCCTCATCGAAAATAGTATCTTGTTCAAGACCACTTTCATCAAGCCAATCTTGATAATCCTTAATAACAATCTCCCGCTGGTCTTCTGAAAGATTTGACAAGTCTGTGTAAGTTTTATCTGATACGATCATTCTGATTCTCCTTCCTCAGTAAATGTTGTGTAAATATACACACGTTTAACAGGTACGTCAACAGTAATTTTAAATTCTTTGTAGGTGATTAACGTTTCATTGTTATCTGGATTGATAATGTCGAAGCTCTGTAGAGGACTTCTTGGGTAAAATGCTTCATACCATGTGTTTTCACGCATATCTGAGACCTTTAAAATTTGAATATAAAATGACCCTTGCGCACCCCACCCTGTACATTGCCCCTCCTAGACCCTATTACCTCTGTTTTATACACGTTCCTGTAAGGTTATTTGGCAAGAAGGGTATGTTCAGGGTCTATTTTGGCCGTACATTCCAAAGTGGACAGTCTGTACACGGACAATTACGAACCTGCGTCTTCCAAGAACCCTTTTCAGCGGGATCGTATATACACTGAAAACAAAATGCTACAATAGCCTTAGCTTTGGAAGTCTTGTCTTCAAGGTGTCTGTCCAGCGGTGTTTTCTGAGGTGGCTTCTCAATCTCACCAGTACGAATCTTTTCACGATATTCTTTCAGAGCTTCTTGCGCATTGATATTCATTTTCAAATCTCCTGTAAATTTGCTTCCGACACTTCCAAAGGTACGTCATGTGAAGGGTTCTGTCAAGTACCTTGTGAAGTCTTTATAAAGAACTTAATAAGTAAATATATTACTTAATATAACACCAATAAGATATTTATAAATACTCTATAAAGACCTTATTAATATACTTATTAAGTATCTTTTAAGAGAGTAACGTAAGAGGTTCCTCAAGTCAATACATCAGATGAAATTATTTTATCGTGTAATTCTGTTGACAAGATCGTGTAGGGAGGTGTATAGTGGTTGTGAAGCGATTGGCATACGCCATGTAATTCACAGGATTTATACAGGGTATCACACAACATGAATATCTTCTACACTGACCACAATCCAGAGTTTGAGATGGATATTACAGACTTCCTAGAAGGGAATCTTGATTAATTTTACGGGATAAATCCCTATAGATACTGCGTCGTTTTCAGCTTCTATATAAATCAATTACTTATGAAAAGGTGTACAAATGCAAACAGTATACGTTTGGGCAGACACAACATGGTGTTATGAAGATGAACTCCACCAATACGATTGGAAATCTGATGACTATTTCACACTAGAATTTCCAGATGAGCTTGACGAAGATGGTATTGAGGTGTATGTTTGTAGAGTAGTTGGGAAGTGGTCTGAAGGATTACAAACTTGGGTATGATAGGAGAAATAAGATGAAGATTCGCATTTTGAACGCAAGAGAGATGTGTGTAGATGGTCGATACCGTAATGGGGATATTGTTGAGGTATCTAGAGAAGGGGATGGTTTTTTAGTAGAGTCTAATGTTGAAGAGCTGTCTGGTATAGACCCTTATTATTTTACCATTAAATGGCAAGACAAATACTTTGAAATTGTTGATGAAGATGATTGGATTACTTGGGCAGGTGGTGAACGACCAATCCCTTTAGGAACACTTGTTGAAGTTAAACATCGTGACGGAGGTATCTATAAAGAACCTTGTGGAGAATATTATTCAGAGAGTTGGCAACATTCTATTGACAAACACCCAGGAGATATTGTAGCTTACCGAGTGCTTACTGAAGATACTACACAAAAACCTTTAAAAGAAACTGTAAAAGTCTATAAGAAAGCTGATCCACAATACACACAAGGAGCAATGCTGCAAAAGCATTTAAAACAATTATCAGAGCTTGAACACGCGATTGAAAGGCACGATAATAAACAGAATAAACGTCGGCAAGAACGTCAGAAGTTGTTAGAAATTATTAACGAAAGTATGCCGAAGCGTGTTAAGTTGGTGGTTGGTGAGTGACAACGAGACTGATGAGTTGAAACCCTTTTGAAAATTGATTTGGAGAATTAAGATGACTGTTGTAAATATACCTAGCGATGCCCAGTATTTATATAGTGACGTATCTGCATTAAAGGTTGTGGATGGTGTTTGGCATTTTTGGACTTATGTAAGATACATAGATTCTAGCGAATGGGCTTGGAGAGAAGCCGACCAAGGAAGGTGTGAAAAGCTTTACGAGAACGGTATTTTGAAGGAGGTTTGATATATGAAATCTAACAAACACTATGATAATGTTGCCATTGAGTATCGAGAAGATATTAAAGGGTATGTCGGAACGGATGGAAGATTTTGGGGTAAAGATGAGCACATGGCTCGTTGGACAAGTTGTGATACCTTAGATTGCGCCACAGAAGGTTGCAGTAATGTTATCACAAAAGGGTTTGTCCGATGCATGTCTTGTCAAGAGAAACGTGCAAGAGATAAATGTGAGGAGGCTGATAAACGGCCTGTGGGAGAAAACGATATGATGTATTGGTCTGAAGCCTGTGACAAGTATTTTCAAGAATGGGAAGAAGTAGATGATCATTGCCAAGAATTTGATTGTAAAATCGAAGACTTACTCTTGTATCACTGTGAAAGAGAAAGTCCTCCGCAAGTTGATCTTGATATGATATATGAGGATATAACACCGGAAGACTTAGATATAAATGATATGATAAGCGATGAAATTGATGATCTTGTCAGAGAATTGAATGACGCTTTGTTAAGACACCCCGTTAATTGTTTTCGCCCTTCTAAAATTGCTGTTGAAATATAAAGGAGGTTTAATATGAAACGCTACCGTTACGACCCGTATGGAATGTATGAGGCGGTTGATAGTGAAGATGGTGAGTGGGTTCTCTACAAAGATGTAAAAGACGATCTTGAATACCTTGACAAGATTCTGGATGTGTTGCAAGATATGCCTGTAGACATTGATGAGATTAAGGTAAAAATCAGTACAACAAAAGAATTTCTTGAGACTGTGCGAATACTTGAGTCACGTTTTAAAAGCGGTAATAGCATTCCTGTGGAGTCTTCACGAATTACTAAGGAAGAATTTAACGTTTTGCTAAGCGAGGTCGAGCATTTGATTATAAACAATGAACTTCTTTTAATTGAAAATTATAAATTAAACAATGGTGAATATGAGGAGGTTTGGGATGAACATTAATGACCCTGTAGATATTGACCTTGCAAAGCATCTTGACCAGCTTGATAAAGAAGATAAGATGTTAGAGGCTACTGAAGAACTTCAGAAGGAAATGATCGAACACTTTTACATGAATGATGTATACGCATCAGTTGAAGAGGACTTTCTTACATGGTTTGATGAAGAAGGTGTTGCTTGGGAGATTGTAGGGCTTGTTAATCATTATCGTCAGAACCGTATGCAGGAATGGTTAGATGGTTTTGAGGATGTTTGTAAAAGGATTGATGAGAAGGTGATTGAAATGTCTTGGGATAATGCTGTTGAGGGTTTGAAGAAAACTGAGGAGGTTTGATATGGCAAAATGTATTGACAAATTAACTGTTGAATTAGGTGTTGAAGATGTTCAGTCAGTGATTTTGAAGACACTTGGGATGACCAAATCAACACTTATTGAATGGCGTGAGATTATGGCTTCACATGGGTACCAAGGACGTGCTGGCGAAGTTCAGAAGTATGTTGATATGATTGTGAAGGCTTCTGGGGAAGAAGATCAATAAACTTACACCAATAGAAGGATGATGACAATGCCTAAACGTAATAAGCAAAAAGTCGTTCAACAGCGTTGGGAGAATAAAATGGAAAAGGGTAAACAGGTTAAAGAGCAATATATTAAGCCTCCTGTTCAAGCACGTAATGAGAACCAGAAGCAATTTTTAAAACACCTTAACACCAAAGATGTTGTAATTTTCAATGCTGTTGCAGGCGTTGGTAAGACCTTCTTAACAATGTCAGAAGTTACCGATTGGTTGAAGAAAGGTATTTATGACAAGCTGGTTATCGCTCGCCCAAACATCTTAATGGGTAATTCTATAGGTTTATTAAAGGGAAGCGCTATTGAAAAATGTGAGCCGCTGATGATGCCTATGATCGACGTTATTAAGCAGCGCTATGGAGCAGGGTTTTACGAATCCAGTCTTCACAATGGTACTATTGAATTACAACCTCTTGAGTATATCCGAGGGCGTAATTTCAATTATATTACAGTTCTTGATGAAGCACAGTTGACAACACCTGAAGAGATGTACACGATATTGACACGTCTTGCTGATGGTGGTAAATTGATTATTCTTGGTGATCCTACGCAGAAAGATCAGAAGGGTCTCGATGGGATTACTTGGTTATTAGACTTTGTAAATCGCCACAATCTTCAACATATTGTCGGGTATACTGAAGCAGGTAGTGATGATATTGAGAGGGGTGGGGTTTGTAAGGCTGTTGTTAAGGCGATGGAAAAAGACCGTGCTGAGGGGGTTTGATGGAGAGTCTTTCACAAGGTTCGTTTATGTATCACGAAGAATGTGAAGAATGTGGTTCGCGTGATGCTAAGGGTATCTACAAAAACGTAATAGAAGATGGCGAAGAAGTGTTCACAGGGTATTGTTTTTCTTGTGAACATTGGTTTCCACCGTCTTCATTTGACCAAGAGTACAAACCTTCTGTAAAAACTGAACGAGGTGATAAAAAAGTGGATCAAAGTGCAAAGGTGCAAGAGATTCTTAAAGACTACGAAAGCCGTGGGGTTCGTGATCGTCGTATTAAGAAAGAATTTGCAGAGATGTACGGAATGAAAGTTGGGTATAACGGCGAAGGTGAAATCACTGAACATTACTACCCAATTACTGTAGATAATAACGTTACAGGGTATAAGGTTCGTGAACTGCCAAAAACCTTTCGTGTGGTGGGGGATGCTAAGAAGTGTCAGCTATTCGGTCAACATTTATTCTCACAGGGAGGTGCATACGCAAACAGAATTAACAAGAAGTTTGTAATACTTACTGAGTCAGAACTTGACACGATTGCTATGCAGCAAGCAATGAATGAAAACGGTAATTCAGACTTTATTAATGCCGTGGTAGGTCTTCCTAACGGTGCTAATGTAAAAGCTGTAAAAGAAAACTACGCATTCTTAATGCAGTTTGAATCAGTAATTATCTGCCTTGACCAAGATGATCCTGGATTAAAATGTGCCAAAGAGATTGCCAAGATATTACCAATGGGTAAAGGTAAAATTGCGCATTTTTCTGAGAAAGACCCTGCGGATATGGTTAAGAAGGGGAAAGGCGCAGAGCTTGCAAAGGTAATATGGACAGCTACACCTTTCACACCGCAAGGGATTGTATCAGGAGAAGGTCTTTGGGAGACAGTACGCAAACCACTAGAAGAGTCTGCTATTGATTATCCTTGGGAGGGTCTTAATAAGAAGGTTCACGGTATTCGTCCTTCAGAGCTTGTAACACTTGTCAGTGGTTCTGGTATGGGCAAAAGTGAATTTGCAAGAGCTATTATGTACCACATTCTAAAAACGACCGATGAAAATGTTGGAGCTATGTTTTTAGAAGAGTCTACACGTAAGACAGGATTGGCGTTAATGAGCTTTGAAGCTAAGAAGCTCTTACACCTTCCACACGTTGAACGTAATGAAGAAGAAATGAAGAAGGCTTTTGATGAGACACTAGGCACAGGCCGAGTATTCCTTTTCGATAGCTTTGGCAGTAATGATATTGATACAATTTGCGAGAACATCTCTTATTTTGCTAAGGTGGCAGATTGTAAATATATCTTCTTAGACCATATTTCCATCCTAGTAAGTGGTGGTGGGTATGGTGATGAACGTAAAGCTCTTGATGAGATTGCTACTAAACTTCGTACACTTGTTCAAGAGCTTGGTATTAGCTTGTTTATGATTAGTCACTTGAAGCGTGTCGAGGGTGGTGGTCACGAACAAGGATCACAGACAGCACTCAGCCATATCCGTGGCTCAGGCGGTCCTGCACAACTTTCAGATATTGTTATTGGATTAGAGCGGAATGGACAAGCTGAAGATGACAAGGAGCGTAACACGACAACGTTGCGAGTGCTGAAGAACCGTTTTAGTGGTGATCTTGGAGTTGCTGCGAAGGTGCATTTTAATAATATCACAGGCGAGCTTACCGAAGTCTTCGACGAAGATCATCAGGACGTAAGTCAAGAGTACGAGGATGAGTTCGCAGCCTTAGAGGCGTATTGATTACATATTTATTTCAGATGATTTAGATGATACACTACTGAATCTGGACATAGGAGAAAAGATGAAAACTGTTATTGCGGATATTGAAGCAAACGGACTACTAGATACCATTTCAAAAGTATGGGTTATCGCTTGCGTAGACGAAGATGGAAGTAACCAGAAGGTATTTACTGATGAAGACTGCCAAGGAATTGTAGAGCCTGCTGGAAATCTTGAGGATGGGGTTAAGCACCTAACAAGCTATGACCGTGTGGTTATGCACAATTTGATGGGGTATGATTACCACGTATTACAGAAGTTCTTCCCTAAGTTGTGGAACAATAGGACAGCACCATTTAAAAAAATGTGGGATACGCTTGCACAGTCTAAGGCGCAGCATTTTGACAGACCGAGGCTGAAAGGTGTTAAGGGTAATCATGGCTTAGAGTATTACGGGCTGTTATTCAAGTATCCCAAACCACCTATTGAAGATTGGACGTATTGGGACGCTGAAAAACTTAACCGTGTTCTTGTGGACATTGAGATTAACCGTAAGACCTACCACTTTTTGAACAAAGAGGCTGCTCAGACAGGTCTGGACTTTTCTAAGCAAATACGTCGAACTCAAGTCTCACAGTATTGGTATGCACTGCAAGAGCTTTACGGGTGGATGGGAGATCGTGCTTACTTAGAAAGTTGTGTTGAAGACCTTGACAAGCAGATTGCAGACCTTGCCTCTGAAATCGAACCACGGTTACCTAAGCAGGTAAAACCCAAGGCTGTAAAATGTACATGGGAAGATATACGTGATAAGTGGGAGGGGTTCTTTAGGAAAGTCCCGAAGCCTAAAGTAGATATGGAAACAGGGAAGGTTATCAAAAATGCCTATATGCCGACTACAAAGGTGTTTTTAAAGTCTGGTAAGTATGATAAGCACACTGCTTCGCATTTTGGTATTGACCAAGACCCTAAGAAGTCTAACTATTTGGTTCGTGGCGCTTACACTAAGATTGAAGTGTTCGAGTCTAAAATGTCTCAGCACGCCATTGTAAAAGACTACTTGCTGAGTATTGGATGGGAGCCCACCCAATTTAACTACCAAAAAGATAAGGATGGTAAGCTGTTGAGAGATGCCGCCAATAATCTCATCAAGAAGTCGCCAAAGCTGACTGAAGACTCCTTTGAAAGTATTACGGGTGATCTTGGTGAGAAAATTGCTCTCTACAATACGCTAATGCACAGACGTAGGACTATGAAGAATGAGAAAGATGATAGCAAGGGTTGGTTAAACCAACTACGTAAGAGTGATGACCGGATACCCGCTGGCGCAATGTCGTGGGCAACTTCAACAGGTCGAGCAGCCCAAAGGGGTATCGTAAATGTGCCGAGCGTGTCAGCAGTGTATGGATACCCTATGCGAAGGACTTGGATATGCCCTGATGACAAAGTGCTAGTCTCTGTAGATATGGACTCTGCACAACTACGGTTACTAGCTAATTACATGGGCGATGAAGACTTTACCCAGGCTGTTATGGAAGGTACAGAGTTTGATAGTGAGCATAACTACGTAGGTACAGATGCCCACACATTCAACAGTCGATTCTTTGGGTTGATTGATGACGATGATTGGAAGCGTGCTATTGAAACGCAAGACAAAGAGTTGATTCAAAAGGTTTCTAATGCTCGTAAGAAAGGAAAAAACGCTATCTACGCCTTGTTATTTGGGGCTGGTGACGCCAAATTTGCTAACACTGTAGGGTATAAAACTGCTGCACAAGGCAAAGCTGTCAAGGAAAACTATTACCAAAGGCTTCCAAAAGTCAAAGCCCTCATTGATAGACTAGAAAACCAATGGAAACAAAACAGTTTCCGTAAAGGTGGTTATATAGAAGTTGCTGGCGACACATGGGTATGGTGTCCTAGTTCCCATAAACTTCTCAACTACTTGCTGATGGGTTCGGAGGCAGCTTTACAGAATGAAGCTATCTGCTGGATTAATGCAGAGGTAAGAAAGAGAGGATTGAGCGGGAAACAACTTGCAGCGATCCATAAATAATTGTGGCCTTGTGTGGTAACACACATTGAATAACTCCTTTAATTGCTGGAAGGCTAACGGTCTAGTCAACCCATGCTAATCAGCAGCCAAGGCTTGGGAGAAATCCCTTGCAAGGTTCAGAGACTAATTGTAGGTTGGAAGCGGTTGCCAATCGAAACGGGGAGCATCCTTCTAGGATGGTGATATAGTCCGATCTTGCGGGAAACCGTAAGCAGCACATAATGGTGCGGGTTCACAAGTAGCGTTGTGGATTGAACTGTTGGATGAATTGACTTTTGAGTTTGATCTAAACGAGGAAGGGTTGGGGATTGACCTAATGAGCGAAATGTATGAGGCTGCTTCAAAACGAATGGGTTTGGAAATCCTTGTTACAGGGTCGGCTCAGTCAGGTAGAAATTGGGCAGAAATCCATTAATAGGAGGAAATATGGAAGAACTTTGGCATGATGTTAAAGATGAGAAGATGTACGGGTATGTAGAAGTATCAAACTTAGGGAGGGCTAGATACAAAGACACTGGTGAAATTTGTAGACTGGCTGACAATGGTAATGGATATTTGGCAGTTTACTGTAGAATTGATAAGAAAACTGTGTTACGTTATATACATAGGCTTGTTGGACAGGTGTTCCACGATAATCCTGATAATCTCCCGCAAGTCGGTCACAGGGATGATGACAAGTCTAATAATCACCCTGACAATCTTTACTGGTGTTCAGGGTCAAGGAATATCCGTGATGCTCATAAATCAGGACGTATGAAGAAGCGGTCTGAATTAGGTTCTATCTCAAGATATGATGATAAAGTTGTTGCAAGCGCTTATAGAGATGTAGTAGTATTTGGAGAAGGAATTACAAAGACCGCTACAAAACATGACATGCCAAGGACAACGTTGAGCAGTATTATTAACAAACGTGCGAGGTCTAACATCACAGATAAAATTGATGAAGAAATTGTAGAAGTGGCTTGACAATAACCTTCATACCTTGCTACCATAACTACACAGGGTTAGGAAATAAACCTCTTAACCCTTTGTGAAACAGCTACGCACACCAACCAACCTTAAAAGGAACCATCAAATGCTTGACCAGAAAACCGAAAACGCTGCTATTGAAATCTCAAAACTCCTTTTGCAACAAGATTCTATCGAAGACTCTATCAAAGACATTTGCGAATCTGCTGCCGAAGACTCTGAAGAATACTCCAAAGCAGACATTAAACAGATTGCCAAACTCTTCTATAAAAACGCTGTTGCTGAGGAACGTGCTAAGAAAGAAAAGATTTGGCAAGCTGCTGAAGAATTGCTTGAAAAACATTAAGAGGCGACTAAAATGGACGACACTAAATACGTAATCTTCACTGAATCTGATGGAGCTTACATAGGGACTTTAGACAGCATCCAAGAACTCTGTTCAATGAATGATATTGACCCATTTAACTGTGCTTTACATGAGATTGGTAAAGAAGTATCTTTGAAACTTGCTGTCTCCGAATAATGAAAGTACACAAGCACTGAAACATTTAAAGTAATTAAGGATTGACCATGAACATCCAAGCTGGTAAGATTGATAAGGCATATCTCGAAGAACTTGAAGAGTCTTACGAAGAACACCCTGAGACACTTTTTGAAAAGGTGTCTAACAAAGAATATGGACGAGGTGATTCAAAGAAAATCAGTGATCCGAAAGAACGTCGAAAGCAACGTGATGAACGGTTGAAAAGGCAGAGCAAGTTTAACAAATTAGACATGAATATGGAGATTGGATAAATGATTTATACCAAGTCAGTACACACCCATGTTGGTGAAAGCTTTGAAACTGTTGAGCATACGTTTGAAGGGAGTGTTGAGGATATTCAGGAGGTAATTGAGCAGTTGCATCAGCAGGAATTAGAAGGTACAATGGACATTCAACCGATCAACTTTAACATTCAGCTTTAAATAGGAGATTTACACAAATGAGTTCTTTTAAGACGATCAAAACTGATAAGAAAGGCAACATTGAGAAAGCAGCTATTATGGGTGGCGTAGCCTTCTACACGAAGTTCAAAGAGCCTGCTGTAATCTACGATGAGAAAGATTTACCCAAGGCTCAGCAGAAGAACTTCGAATGGACTGTAGAGATTGTTGTTGATGAAGACACAGCAGACGCCTACGACGAGACAGTAAGCGATAAACAGTCTTCTAAGAAGCTTTCTAAAGCACAAGCTGCTAAGAAGTTTCGCCTTGTTGACGACGATGGTAAACCCGACGACGAGAAGTTTAAAGATGCTAATCTCGACCCTTCTCAGAAAAAGTTCTTTGTAATTAAGAAGGCACAGCGTTGTCAGAAGCGGGATGGTACGCCTTTGACACAACTTCAACCACGCGCAATCCAGAAGATTGATGGTAAGAATGTTGACATTACTTTTGAAAAGTTAGTTGGAAATGGTTCAGTCGTAAACTTATTGCTGCGCTATGCAGACCAGGGTTCTTATGGTGTGTCATCATACCCTGATAAAATGCTTGTCGAAGAACTTGTTGAGTATGAAGGTTCAGGTAGTGGTAATAAGATGTCTGAAGAAGAACAAGATTTCTTTGGAGGTGACATTGAGTTAGCAGAGGTTCCTGAAGGTGCTGGTAAACCTTCTGAGGATTCAGATGTCCAACAAGAACCACCTTTTGAGCCGGATGAACAACCTGACTTTGGCGAAGAGGATGATGAGCTTTATTAAGGTTTAAGGAGCAATTGACAGAAGGGCAGCTTTGACAGGTTGCCCTTTTTATTTCTTTGGGAGATGTGGGTATGGCAATAATTGCTAAAGAAGATGTTCCTGAGAAGTTTGATGTATGTTTTATCGGTGATTTAATAAAGTATCGTAGTAGCTTTGCAGCAGAGAAAACTTATTGGCATTTGTACGACGCTGAAGGAAACCATATTGACCGTTTTGATTCTGCTAAGGCTGCTAAAGATCACTTACAAGAATTAGAAGAGTTCTTGATGGTTGACACAGCAGGGTATTACAAAGAACCTGAGAAAGTAGTCGGGGAACGTGGACAGGCATTGAACGCATGTGACCTTATTATCGAACACATCAAAAAGAACTGTCCTGCTGATGAGTATAAGTTGTACTTAACAGGTAATGACACTTACAGGCTATCAATCTCAACTATCCATAAGTACAAAGGCAGCAGAGAGAAGATGGAAAAACCTCGTTGGATTGACGCCGTTACCGAACACTTGATGCAAACACATGGTGCAAAACCTGTAGATTATATTGAGTGCGATGATGTTTTATCGGTAGGTCTTTGGAGTTGTTATCGAAAAGGTTTGGAGGCGGTTGCGGCCAATTTAGATAAAGATGTTTATCAGGCACCTCTTCACCATTACGATTGGGTTAAAGATCAATTCCGATATATCACACCGGAAGAGGGTTTAGAGTGGCTCTTCATCCAAACACTCGCTGGCGATATGAGTGTGGATAATTATGAAGGTGTCCCTGGGATTGGGAAGGTGAAAGCTAAAAAGATTCTTGAAGGATGTACTACAGAGCGGCAAATGTATGATAAATCTGTAGAAGCTTATCGTAATTACTTTGGTGACGAGTACACCTACACAACATGGGATGGGAAAGAAGTTACCAAGACTGCTGAAGAAATCATGTTAGAGAATCTTCGCTTAGCATATATGTGGAGGAAGAAGGGAGAAGAATACCAAATTCCAAAGGAGGAATAGAACATGAACATCTATTACGTAGGTATTGACCAGTCCTACAGAAACTCAGGAATTGTCGTATTGGACAATGAAGACAACGTTGTTAAGTTTGAAGTTGTCCAGACTTTAAAAGATGACGGCGATTACTTCACACGTTCAAAGAATGCTGCGGAATCCATTGCAAATGTTATCCGCACGATTGATGAATATAGTGATGCGGAATCTTTTGCAATCGGTATAGAAGGCTTGGCATTTGGTATGCGGG